CTGGGAATGACCCGCCGCCTTCGGACGGCGTGAAAAGGAATTATGAGGCTTTGACACGGGAACTCACCAATTTCAAGCTATCTCCTGATGAGTTCAATACTATTTGCGAGTTATCGAACTATGGAGAGATAGGAAATCCCGTGTGGAAACTATTGCAAAGGATACGGGATAGCCGGGAGGGGAAATACAAGATCGATCATCCCGGAAGATTTTTGATATCCAGATTAAAAAACAATGATTAAGACCGTAACTCTCTATCCGGGCAGATACGCATATATCTGTCCTTGCGGCCATCCCTATCAGGTGATGACCTTATACAGGAAGACTAGTAACGTAGCGGTCTATTGCTTCGCTTGCAAGCAACAGACCGGAAAACACATAAGAATCATGGATCAGAACATAGATTTCGCCGTTAACTCGAATAACAAGTTGAACGGCACGTATTTCACCGCATTGAGGTTGCACGATCCAATCAAGTATTGCGTGGGGAATGTCCTCACGGTTTCGGTCAAGCAGCAACCACGAGGTAAGGCCAAGATTATCAAGGTAAACAGTTTCACGATAGACAAGGTAAATGACTACATATCGTGCTTGGATTCCGGATTAAAGGCCGATGAGTATAAGACTATAATCAAGAAGACATATTCTGGCAATGGGATAAACTGGGACAAACAGCTTTTAGACTTTTGCCTGTTTGAATACTTAAACAAGTGAAAATGGAAATAATAAACAGACTGAAGAACACCCCTACCGGTTTGATCGTGTTGGTAGGAGACATGAAAATTATCGTGGAAAAGTACAGGCCGTACTATAACGGCCAGAACAAGATCC